GCAGTACGTAAGGTACCTTGGTTGATTCGTATTCGTATTTAACACCCAGGTTGGTGAGAAGATCAGCGACCTTCTCTTCAAGTCCTGAGCGAAAGGCCATCAGAAATCGTCATCCTCGACGACATCATCAGACACCTCATTGTCAATAGTAGCAGGTACTGCGCTAGCCTTGAACCCTGTGGTTTGACCAAACAGTGCAGCTACCTCAGTCTCACCAAGGTCACTACGATCGACACCAGCAGCGTTGTTAAGCTCTACTACCTGAACACCGACAAGCTTAAGACTAGTGCCATAGGTGACACCATCCTTGAGGATGTAAGGTTTCTGTTTGAAGGCAAGCTTAACCTTACTGCCACTATAGACAGGCAGGTCAGCATTAGTGATAGGTGTGCCCTCACTGTCTACAACAGGAGGACGGTTCTCTTCATTCCAGGAGAACTTAGTCTTGTACTTACCCTCAGTAACTTCTTCCCAAGGCTCAGGCTTGAGGACACTACGCTTAGGGTTCTTCAGCTTACCCTCTGCCCACTTGAGTGTTTCTTTACGATCCTCCTCCAATGCTTCGATAAGCTGGGAGTCCAGGATAGCAGACAGTGAATAGCCAAACTTAGATGGTTTCAGTACAGCTTGGTAACCTTCGAGGACAACAGGCTGTTGAGTAACGTGGATTGGTTGTGACATTAATGGTAGGTTGATAAATAGTTAATAGCAGATTGGAGAGTAGAGATATTATCCCCTAACAATCCAATAGCTACATTACATGGGTGGCAGAGTAATCCTCTTACCTCCCCAGTTTGGTGACAATGATCTACAACTAAAGGTTGGTCACCTCTACGTGAGGAGGTGGATCCACAAATTTTACAAGCGTCACTTTGACTAATTAACAGTGAGTCGTAATCTTCCTGTGAAATTTGGTATCTACGTTTGATAGACCACTCTCTGTTCTTAGCCTTTTGATCGGCGGTTGCATTACGTTCCTTGTAATACAAAGATACGCAAGCTTTACAAGTAGGGCGGTACCCATCCTTGTAAGCAGATCCCACATAAAACTCAGTGAATGGTTTAACCTCAAGGCATTTGTTACATACTTTCATGACTAGCTGAGTTAGAAAAAGCGTGCCTCCTATCTATGGAGGAGACGCTAACTCAGCAGAAGAAATACGTACTCTCAATAACGGTCTCTGGTTCTAGATCACCAATGATCGGTGGTTCAGACTCTGCACCAATGTACTTGGCAAAGTCTCGTAGGTAATCATGCTCTGCAAAGAGGTGCATGTATGTCTCTCTGACAATAGTAGACAGGGAGGACATATCCGTTGCACGGCAAAGCACAGAATCATGGATAAGAGCAATGGGTGCATCAAAGCGTAAGACACTCAAATGTAGCAGGCTAGCGTCGAGTGAATGGATAAGGTTAGGAGCTGTTGCATTCTTGTGGTGATTAAGGTCGACCTCATCAGTCTCCCCAACTGCCACCTTCATCTTACAACGACCCAGTAACTGTAGCTCCATAGACTGGAACTGTTTCTTGTTTAGCTTCTGGTGTACAACAAACCCAGATGGTGTTACCCATTCCAAGTGTTTAGCACCACGCTTAACAGCAGCAGCTACTTCAGCCTCAATCCATTTCATGACAGCCATAGGACCTGGTACGACCACATCCATAGCTGACCTGATAGCTTGAACAACTTGAGTTAGCTCTTCCTTCTCAAGCTCTATCCCATCCTCCAAGAAAGCCTCTTTAATGTAACCCCTGTTGGAGTAAGGCTTAGCATTGTAAGGGATGGTCATAACACATCGCTTGGTCTTCTTCCTATCTAGGAATGGACGTAAGCGTTCAGGTACTGAGGGCATAGCTACCTCAGCCACTACCTTATAGGCATCTTGTGGTTTATCACCAGGTAATACATTAACTAGTTTAGCTGTTGATTTATCTCGTGCAAGTCCAGCCAAGATTTGGAGACCACTACACGTAGCGTCTACAGCAACAGGCAGGGTTGTAAATTGTCTATCAGCTGCGATCACGCAATGATAATACTCATCACAACTAGCTAAGAATTGCCATGGTTCTTCTGCTACTTCCCACTCAGGTAAAGACCCAATCGGATCAGTAGCAATTCGGCTGATGAGTGTGATGTTATTAGACACCCACTCTAACCTATCCTCCATTGTAGCTTTATCTAACCCATAACAGGTTGCTACATGGAATGCTAACCACGACTCAGCTTCTGGTACCATATAAGCACCATCAGCAAACCTAAGTAATGACTTACCAAAGTCAGTATCTTGTGGTGTTAAGAAAGCAGGGATAGGGTATGCTCTTCCTCTATAGTCAAATGACCATGGACAAAAGAACCTCTCCCTATCCTTGAATCGTTTAGCTGCCTCCATTGTCATACGTGTTCGGCATGACTTCTTAGGCTCTTGTGCTTGTATGTTCCTCACCTCTGCTGCTCTTCTCCGATAATCCTTACGACTATCGTAGTTAGTTTCAATATCAGCAGGTTTAACAGGAAGAGGATGATGAACAATAGGAAGGAACTTACCAACGGAGCGTTCTAATTCTACTAACTCCTCAGCTACCCCATAAATAAAGGGATTTATCTGGTAAGCTACCTTCTGAATCCTGTTTAAGAACTCAATGGGAGCATCCTCCTGTAGACGGGTGGGATCTCCACGACGAACCAAAGGATAGCCTCGCATTACCTCGTTGAGAAGGTAACCACCAGCACGATCACTAGTCCAATCGTTAGGTTCGATGAGCATTGGCCAAGCAAGTGGAGCAAACAGCTCTGCCTCAGTCATTACCTTGTCCTTGATAGCGAGGAACTCAGGTGTTGGTACCACGAAGGTGACCGTTACCTTTCCAAGCCTACGTAGCTCCTTTACGAACCACCCACTAGTAGTCATAATGCAGTCAAGTAGCCATGCACCTAGCTTAATGCGATTAGCTCTACCCCAAGCCTCCCAATCAGGTACATCAGACCTATTCATAAGTGTACGGATAACCACCAGTTTTTGGTGTGTACCAATAGACCTATGGAAGTAGTTCTTCTTGAGTACAGCTAGTAGACCAGGTGCTGACTTCTCATAGTAACGCATCTGACACTCAGACTCAATAGCATGACCGATGCCATCACATACTGATTGCAGTTGATCATTACCTTTCTTAGTGGAGAACACATGATCAAAGGTAATCTTTAATGCAATGGCAGCAGCAGCCAATGGCTCTAACTGAGTGACATAGTTCTTGATGATGTCAAACTGGTGACCAGAACCTCGCTTAAGGCGGTATTCAGTGGTCTCTTCAATGTACTTAACAAGTGCAGGTAACAACGCATCAATAGACGCTGCACCATACACCGTAGCACTTGCATAGCTTTGATCCTGTAGCTTACGAGTATTATCTCTAAGGCGCTGGAGTCCTTGCCTGATTTGCTCTCGCTCTAACGCTACCTGTTCATCTATCTGTGCAGGTGTAGCCAATTAGTTAACGCTGGTGATTGTGAACGTATCATCAACAAGTTGTTCTTGTGCAAGTTTGATGATCTCATCACGATTAGGATGATTCTCTACTTGCTTGATCAGTTGTTGAAGGCGACGAGAAAAGGTGGTGTTACTCATAATCGAAATTAGTAGGGGTGAGGAAATGAATGGACTCGTGATCAACAACAGTGAACTCAATGTCAGGTGTGTCGATCAATGCATCTACCTTAGCTTGTGCAGCACTACGCTTCTGGTAGACATACTCCTTAACCTTCTTTGTCTTAAGGTCAGAGGTGCGGATGATACAGCATACAGAAGATGGGAGTTCCCAACCTGCTACCTTCCAAGACATGATCTCCTCATAGGTATGAGCATGGAACATGTCATCATCAGCATCTTTGTATTCTTGCCAGTTGTTGGGATACTCTTTCTTCTTACCCATTACCATTCATCAGTTTGTTTAACATTAAGCAACTCATCATTACGTTCTTTGGACAACTCCAATGCTGTCCATGCAGCAGCTTCAGAGCTGGGTGCTAGGAGATACCAAACACCTGAACCAAGCGTGATCTCATACTCACGCAGACCTTTATGTGTGGTGTACATTAGTTAGCAACGCAAAGGAACTTAGCAACACGCTTAACCTGTGTTGTCAGGTACTCTACTTGAGCAGCATCATAGTAGCCAGCATGAGCTTGTGTCTTAATGCCTTGAGCTACGATATCAATCATCTCAAGACGCAGTTTACGTTGTTCATCAGTCAATGCTTTAGCCATTAGATACCCTCATTAAGTGCAACATCAGAGAAGTAGTCAAGCCACCCATTAAGAGTAGACCACTCATCACCAGTCAATACCTTGCGTGAGTCATCACACAATAGCGAGTACTTGAGTGCCTTCATAATAGGCTTGAATTCATCAGGGTAGACATCAACTTTAATAGCAGTGTCATGCATCACTCTTCCTCCATCTTAGCTTGCTTAGCCTTCCACTCTGCACGAGAGCGAAGGATACGTGAAGTGTTCTCCTCCTCTTCCTCAAAGGTCTTTACCTCAAAGCATTCAATGCGATACTCATCACCAGGATCAGTCATAGCAGCCAAGACACGCATACGCTCAATCACAGCCTCCATACTATTGAAGACACCAAGAATGTTGGTAGAACCGCAATCGCAGTAGTTTGTGAGTGTGAAAACAGTCATCTTAGTTAAGTGGGTGGCGGTCAGTTAAAGGTGCGGTTATTGAGATCGATAAGATCACGATTGATCTTGTTAGCGTAGTAGCGGCTAGTGATGCGATTAGCACGTTGGAAGATAGTAGCCGTAGCAAACAATCCAACCATACCAATCACAGCAAGGATAATGTTTTGTTCAGTCATACGTGCTCAACCTTTGCGTAGAGTTTGTGCTCGATGTATGCCCACATGTTATTGTAGTCGTTTGCTACACGTTGGGCTGCTTCTTCTGTATCGTAATACCCGTGACAGTATGGCTGAGTATCATCAGCTGTGATGTACGACATGACTTTGTATTGCAAGATAGTCATTAGTTAACCTCAGTGATTTGTTGAATAGTGAACTGATGATCCCATTCAGTACGAATAGAGTTGATACAATCCTCTAGGTCCTTAGCGTTGTCAACATCAATGAAGGTGAACTTACCAGGGTTGTCAACGCTGTCAAGTACAACTCTAAAGTTATGCATAATCAGTTATTACGAAAGAAGAAGGTACCGTTAACAGTCTCAATGCTACAGAAGTCATAACGTAGGTTATGATCCCACACAGCTTGCCAATCTACAGCACAGAGGACACACTCTGGAATCTCAGCTCCCATCACTTCGATACAAAAGTACTCACTGAACTCTTTCTCAGCATAGCTAGAGTAGCTATCATGGGTGTACTCATAAGCTTCCTCAAACTCACTAGCAGTGTTGATGCCATTCTCATACAGCTCATCCATGAACTCAATAGTCTCCTCATGAGTCCACTTCTCACCAAGCATATCAGTGATCTTATCATAGAGATCCTTCTCCTCACTGGTCAGGTCATCATACTCTTGATCAGCTTTGTCTGTATCAGTGGTGGGTACAATACCTCGTGCATTGAGTAGCTCAGTGTAGAACTCAGTGTACATAGGCTTACCATTGTCATACATGTAGCCAGCGTCCTTGATCATCTCAGTGCGAGTCTGCTCACCCCGGTTAACTAATTCCATTCTCTCATCGACGAATGCAACAAGTGCATCACCCTTGAGCATAAATGGAACAACAGCAGTGGTCATAACGTTAGGCCTCGTGATTGTGAACGTAGTGAACAAATTATGTGAATGAAAGGGACAAGTGTTACTCTAGTGTGCTGACGATATCAACTAAGGCATAGGGATATTTGTCACTATACCAATCGTGATTCATCTCAGCCTCACTATATGTCTCGAATGACTCAAGAGCAATCCAGTTGCCCTCATCATCCATACGTGAAATGGTATAAGTCATTTGTTGGTGAGTTCGTAGAGGTACTGATCAACTTGATCGTTATTGCGGATGAAGTCTTCTACATCATTAAGATCATAGAAGGGCTCACCATCCACATCTCCATAAGGATCAACGAGTACATACTCATCCTCATCATCACTAAAGCGTTGAACAAGATCATAGCTGGTGCATTCCTGCACAGCATCACGCAATTGATCAAAGGAATACGTTGTCATTGACCTCCTTAATAGTGTAAATGGTGCCGATGATTAGGATAGCTAAAGCTAGCATTAAAACTCAATCTCCTCAAGTGTAGGTTCGTTGTTAACAGGTGGTTTGGTAAAGGTAGATGTAATCATCTCAAGTACAGACAAGAGATCATTACCAGTAGTAGCTTTACTGAGAAGACCAGTAGCTACTTTACGGTCAAGAGTAAGGGACATAGTTAACTCCGTTAATGGTGGACAATTGCCATGATCTAATTTATTAAACACATGTGGCTCTGTGTTAGTGCTAACGCACACTAGGTCGTGTAGTCAGGTCGGGTTGCAACCTATAACTACTCGTGGGATCGCTCGCTCCACTAGTTCCGTCTTGTGACGACCTAAATATGCAATTGTCTAGGTGCTGAAGCGTAGCGAAAGGACCGCTGGTGCTGAGTGAGGAGTGGCGGTCTCGCCTCCCCCACCGATGAACCTACCATAGCCCATCCGAGCCGCCTTGTCAAGCCCTAAGTTGGGCTCCTAGCTACCAATTAGTGGTGGCATCGGTACCACATAGTGGTTTGGTATCGTGGTGTATGTCGTACGGACCTAGGTGATAAGTAGCGTGAGTGTGAACAAACTATTGATAACCGTCTACAATGCCTCTCTACTGTGCTCTAGGGCTCAGTATACCTATTAACTGTTAGAGGCGCCTTATAGCCGCTTCTAGGCGTGTCTGAGAGCGTTATAGCTGCACTGTCTAACTGAGTTAAGAGGGGCAGACAGATCACTTGGTATCTACCTAGTGTCACCATATCCTAACACCACTACATATAGCGTTATACCCTTCCACCACCAGTTACTAACCAGCTGTACCCAGTACTCCACCGCTACCAATTAGTATACCACTGGCTAGCAGTGCACTATATACAGTGGTGTCTATTGTTATACCGTGTGAGTCCTTGATCGCAAGAGGGGGGCACTGGGGGGGAATTACGAGGTCCACTGTCGATATAAGGCTTGTTAAAATTATGTCAAAAATTAAGGAGACCCCCCCCAGCGTCGGTAGAGAGGCCCCTCTAACACGTTAGACAGTGAATGCAGAGCACACACTAGGTAGATGCTCTTGTAGGAGCTTATAGGCACCATTGGCAATGATCCTATGCTCCTCTTGTGTACCGTTACCGCAGCGTAGTTGACAGTAGTGAATCCAAGACCTAATGGTACCGTTCATATACAACTTAGTGGGTGTACAAAGAGGTAATACTTCTCTAGCACACTCTTTAGCTACACCTAGTTCTAACAGACGTTCATATGCTCGGTAACTAGTTACCAATGCTTGTCCAACTACTTGATCGCATTCATGCAACACACCAAGAGGAAGGTCATCAACACTGTTCTGTCTATTTTTCAGATCCTGCCTTCTCATCTCTGGTAACTCAGGTCTGAGCTGTACTTCAGCATACCGTTGGCTAAACTCCTGGAAGCTAAAGCTCCTATGTCGTAAGATCTGTGCTGCTATACTCCTTGTTGTCTCTATAGATACACACATATTAACCATCTCAAAGGGTGACCAATGTTGATGGTCAATAAGATACTTAATTAACTTAGCACTGGTCTCAGTGTTGTTTTGATTAGCTGGGTTACTTACCCTAGCCATGTAAGCTATAAGCTCTTCAGCGTTAGGGGTAATGTGTACTAGCTGAACGGAGTGAAGTGGTGGGGTGGTAGTATGCATTAGTGGTGGTCGTGAGTAACGAAGTGGATTACGACTTATGATCTAATTGGTTGTAAGAAGAAGGACGTATGTCATCATACAATGACGGGATATAACGATGCCGAGTGGATACCGTATAACCATCATCATCGAATGACTGTTGCTTTAACTCACTATAAGTTTGTACTGCTCTAAAGACATGTGTAGGTGTCTTACGATAAGTTCTACTCATACGTTAACGGAAGTGAGGAGAGAGTTAATAACAGTAGTGACGGTAGTGGGAGGAGCTGCGCTCCTAATCCCTCACAGTACTCACAGTATTAACATTAATAGTTCAGTGGAGTGGAAGTTTGTGTCTTTGGGGTTTAGTAGTACTTACAGAATGTCCATTCCCAGGGACATTAATAAAGAGAGAGATGTGTCTCGATAGAGGCATGTCTCTCTCCATTCACGGGGTCTGATCCACCCTTCAGCTCCCGCTTAACGGGTGGGATCTCAAGATCAATTCCAGCGCAATGGATCTCAGCAGTAGACAGTTGTAGTAACTGTCACAGGCTTATCCACATAGGAGTAGAGCTTTTTGTCTTACCTCTAGCCTTACGTCTTTGGTCTAGATTCATCCCCATAACTAGGTGGTTTGTAGCAGCTATTGGGTCATCTATAAATGTGTCTAGTATGTCTTGCCACTCCTCCTGTTTACGCATCTTAACAGCTTCATAAGCAGAGATACCCATAGCATCAATGAAATATTTAACACCTTGTGCTAATGAGTCTAATCTGTCGTCGTGTTTAACAGCACCCTTCTCCCGACACATCCTAGACATTTGGTAGAAGAGCATATACAGTAGACGATCCTCTGGAGGGGCATCTTTATTAGAGTTATAGTCCCACTCTACTACCGACCTATCTACGATGAGTCTATGTTGGTTAAGGACTGGTTCTAGGGTATCGATGATACGGTCTTCTTTACGGACATTAGCACGTACTTCCTCTACGTCTATTGCTTGTTTAGTTTGTTGGAGGTGCTTCTTAAACAGCTCTGCGACGATACCGTCTCCGAAGTTTGTTTCAACAACAAGTTTGGTAACGTTATAACGCTTACACCCACGAAGGATGTCAAGAAGTGTGTTATCGCTATAACCGTCGCGATACGCTCGTACCTCGTGAACGTAGAGAAATCCATTCTTTTGACTTATGTATGTTGCTGCCGTTTCATCTGTACCACGACCACTAGGGTCTACTGAGCATATGGTTTCACTGTACGCACTCCACTCTCCTTGGAGCTGCATCGGGGAGTAGAAGTAATCGCCAGGTAGGCCAACCGTAGGCAGATCCTTGAGACAATTACGAGGGTCACTGCACCACACAACAGCATCCGGCGCTTGAGTCGGGTTAACAGCGGTAACGACAAGATCACTGAATTTAAGTGGGAACTTTTCTGCATCACTCAAAGTTGTGTCTAATTGAAACTGTAACATAAAGTTACTACGACCCATAGCAGCTTCACGTTCTACTAGATCTTCAGATGTAAAACGGTCAGGATCTGTAGGGGCCCACTCCTCTACACCCATCTCTATGTCTTCTACAATCTGTGGGGATAGTAGACCTTCATACTGTGATAGTTTATCCTTACGTGGGTAACGAGATGGCCACACAAAGGGACGGTAGTTACGTTCTGCTAGCTTACGGTAGATGGTAAAGGTAGTCTGTGGTGTACCGAGGTACATGATACGACTATCTTTTTTAGGTGTAAGGATAGACTCAGCTTCCGTACAGAGTTGCAATAGCTTCTCTCGCATCATCTCAGTCATGCTGTTGCCAGGTACTTCGATGTCATCAAGAATCATGAGGTCTGCACGGCTACCAGTAAGCTGACCTGTGATGCCTACACTTTTGACTGATGGTGCTTGGTGAGGAGAACAGTTAACATCAAAGCTAATGCGACTCCAACGACTATCATCACTCTTAGGTCTAAGGTGCACTAACCACGGTGTCTCAATGATTAACTTCTGTAGGAAGATCGACATGTTATCCGCACGTTCCTTAGAAGCCGAGATGATCATAATCTTCTTCTCAGGGTCATTGAAGAGTGTCCACAACACAAACGCTCCAGTAATCCAGCTCTTACCGACTCCTCGGAAGGCTTGGATCTGTAGTCGTTTAGGACCGTGTTGTAGGTAATCAGCAATGGCGTATTGAGCACGGGTAGGAGAGGGTAGATCAAGCTGTTGCCACAGTGCTTGTAGGAACAGCTTGAAATCGCCTCTCAAAGCAGAGAGGACATTATCCATTATGCACCCTCAATTTTACCAAATGACAACCCATAAGGAGCGTACATTTTATTCATTCTCTCTAGTTCCTTAGCAGCTCCACGGCCACCTTGTTGTTTAAGAGACTTAGCATGATCCATAAGGATTTGCTTATCTGATGATGTCATATGGCCAGCAATCTTTAATTGACTCCTAGAAGGCGCTGTATCGCGTTTAATGTTGTTCATAGTAGAATGTGCGTAAAGGAACCTAGAGGCCCCCTGTAGAGGCTCCTAGGCACCTATGGTGGAGCGTTAGTGTGCGTTAGCACGCACTAGTCTGCAAGCTTTACTCGTGGTTTGATGTAGGCATTATGGATACGTTCCACTCTACCAATACCAGAGGTAATAGCACGCAGTTGTTGTTGAGGATCTTTAGGTCTAATCCTCATCTCAGGGTCATACGGCATGTTCATCAATGCCCCAATGTTAAGTGCTGCATTCTTAGCAGGGAAGTAGCCATGACCTGTTTGAGCACGACCCATAGGGTTTTGACCGTTGATGTAGCCAATCTTTAGGTCACGTATTAGCTTCAAGACTTTATCTTGAATGGTTTGCTTTTTCTTTTCTGCCATACGCTAAATACCTTGAATTAAAGATGTACTAGGTAGGCTCATACCAGGTTGAATACGCATAACATCAGGGACAGTATTCTGCATAGCCCTAATTTGCATACTAGCACTAGTCGGTTTAACCTTAGTTGTTCTAGTAGTTACAACTGGTGTGGGTTTAGTTACTGCTTTTGGTTTAGGTTTAGCAGCCACTGGTTTAGGCTTAGCTGCTGGTTTAGGTACTACTACAACTGGTTTAGGTGGTGGTACAGGTTCCCTATTAGCAATAGCTGCAGCCTTTTGACCTAAGGATTGACTGCTTGTTAGGATTACTTGAGGTTCTGCTAATCCCTTGGGAACACCTTTTGTCGTTACTGTAGGACCTTTAGGTGCAGCAGGTTGTGTAATCCTTAGTGGACCAGCATTAGGTGCTTCTTCCTTAGGGGCAAACCTAGAAATATCGTACTGTTCTTGACCAGCACTAGACATTTCATTAATGTCAATACCTTCACCAGCACGTTCACGTATGTAATCATACATGGCAACTGGATTGGCACCTTGTTTAACCAGTTGATCAAAGGTGTAGTTTAATGTTTCAAGGTTTTCCTGAGGTAAGAGTCTGGAGCTTTGACCACTTAAAGTAGTACCAAGTAGAACTGACACATACGGATTAAGCGGACTACCAACCAAACCACCACGAGTCGGTAGGTCTTGAGTTAACAAAGAGGCTTCAGCCAAACCCTGTACTTTGTTAGTTGCCATACCAAGATTAGCAACCTCAGCCTGTGTTTGAGGCCTAAATGGATTCTCAAGACTACGGCCAGCTGCTTGATTGGCCAGGTTGTATTCAGCCCCTGCAGCTGCTATATTACCAGGGGCACCAGAAGCAGATGTCTCAAAGTGACCAAGATCTAGTTTCATGCCAAGTCGACGACCAACCTCTTGAGCCACCTTTTGTGCGTTAGTCCACTCTCGACCTTCCAGTTTACCCAAATCTTGAGCAGGTAAACCTCCAGTAGCTTTGTTCCAAGCTTCTATTAGTGCTGGGCTTTGAGCATCCCTAAGTTTTCTACCAATAAGTTTACCTTTGTTGTCAAAGAAAGAACGTGGCAAGTTAATGCCTAATTCGTTAAGAGCTTGTTCCTTGGATCTACCAGCTGCCATTCGCTCTGCTACAGCGTCAGATACTTCCTGAGGAGCGTTAAACTCTGGTGGAATTAGATTAGCTGCTTGGTATTGGCGCATAACATTAATCTGCCCCTGAGGATCAGTAGTTGTATATGTGCCTTCACTGAGTACCTGTTTAATTTCACGAGACTGTTGTCTACGTACAGGCATTGGACGTGGAGCCATAATTAGCTCCCAACTACGTTAGACTCACCACGCATACGACGCTTACGCTCTTCCTCTTCCTTTGCCAGCATACGCTCTTTACCAGAGCCAGGACGTTGACGAGGCTTGCTATCCTTATTAGCAGAAGGAGGATAAGGCTTATTATTGGAGTCCATGTAGGTACCTGAAGTTTTTGCTTTACTGTAGTCCTTAGACTGTTGAGACTTTTTACCTGTGTCAATATCAGTACGGAAATTTTCAGGCTTAACTGCCTTAACCCGTGTACCAATAGGGTTACTTTTAATATCTTCAGATGTTACCTTTTGACCCTTTTGACGCATTTGAGATGCTTCAATCATTCGATTGATTTCATCACGCATCTCTTTAAGTGTTTTCTTTTTGTCCATGATTAACGAATGTGTGCTAAGATTAGTGTTTCCCTATTGGTAGGACCGAATGTGTCCCTCATCCATTGTAACCAATTTCTACTGCCTTTATCCTGATTACATTGCCTACAGCTGGGTACCAGATTTGATGTAAGGTCTTCGCCACCAAGACACTTAGGGCGAACGTGATCAAGTGTAAGTTCATGTAATTCATAAGTTTCTCCGCAATAAACACATTGACAGTTAAAGTATTCTTTAATTGCACGACGGTGTAGCCTTTTTGCTTCAGAGCTTGTCATCGTTATTAGGTTATGGAGGTAGTGATCAGGACTAGGCAGTAGTGGAGTCATATTACCGGATCAATGGATCAGCCATACTTCTTACCCTTACGTGGGCGTGTACGGTTAGCCTTAGGAGACTCTAACTTACCTTTATTAGGACCTGTATGGGAAGCATCCATACCATCCCCGTTACCATAAGTACCAAGCTTACGGTTTAACTTATTGGCATTAGTACGGATCTTGAGACCTTCCTTAGTCTTATTGTACTTAGCCTGTTGCTCAAGGCGCTTAGCCTTTGCCTCAGGATTAGCCTTATAGTATTTAGATGTGCGACTTGCCATACAACCTCTTTTGGATAAGTTCAGGGTCTACCTTAGGCATGATGGTAGCTAGTTTGTCAAGGGGGTTACCCTGATACGCGCAACCCGAAATGTCATTTTTAGATAGCCAATCTGTGCAGGCTTTTAAATCTGCAGTACTAGCCTCACCAGATTTAATGCGGCGAAGAAACTCTTCGGTAACTAGGTTATGTAATTCGTTAAAAGCATCTTCCGTAGCTTTCTGTTTAGGTGCCATAGTGTCCGTTAGTAAGTAAATAAGTCAAGGCTTTAGATAGTATTGTTGGGCTATCTTTTAAGTAACCAAGTCCACGGTTGCAGTTATTGCAAAGTAACCCACGAACTTCATTCGTTTCATGGTTATGATCTACTCTAAAACGTTCTCCGGGACCTCCAGGGGTATCTGTACCACAAATAGAGCAAAGGCCATTCTGCTGTTCGTAGAGTAAATCGTAATCCTTTAAAGTAATACCGTACTGAGTTCGGTACTTCCAAGTTCTTGCTCTTTGAGAATCACGAGCTTGCTGGTTTCTGCATTCCTTACAAGTGTTACGTTTACTCTCAAATTTGTCCAACTCTTTTTCTATCCCGCATTTAATGCAGGTTTTCTTAGCCATTTCTCAATACAATCTGGTCCAGCTTGTTCTCGATTCTGATCATGTGATCCTCCATCTTTTGTAAGGCGTTAGCTAGCTCTTGGCGAGGGACGTACTTCTCAGCAAACCTCAACTCAATGGAATCAATACGTTTGTCTAATTGATCCATACGTGTGTTCGATTTACTATTAATAGCTGCAATACCGCCACCTATCCCAATCACCAGAGAAGCAACACCTGTGATAACCGCTTCAATCATTTCTTTTGGTTGATGATGTTAATCAGTTTAGTGCTATAGTTGGGATCAGTGGCGTACCCCTCCTTGACTAAAAGTTTGCAACACTCCTCTACAGAGGTTGCTCTATTTACACCTTTATATGTCTTGTAGTCCTTGTACCAACGCTGTGTCAAATAGGAGACACACGACTGAAGATCCGGGAAGTTAATGAACCCAGCAGTAATCGTGATCCACTTACCATCGATGAACTCTTTAGTCTCATGGTCAGTACCAGAGCCCTTAAGTCCAAAGTAGTTATGTGTACCAGAGGTATGCTTACCCCATCCACTTTCTAATGCCCACTGTGCTGCTACTACTTGTGGGAACTTAGCACCTGCTACCTTAGCAGCAGTAATAACTCCCTCCCAAGTGTTAGCAACGGTAGCTACAGGTTGCGGGGTGTTGACAGGCCTGAAGGTCATGAACCAACCAGTACCACTACCCTCTACTTCCCAACGCTTAAGCCAGTTCTTCCAAGAGTAACGGACACTACTACCACCACTACCAATAGTGACATAGCCTCCGTTAACGTTATCCATCTCACCGTATGGGTCATGGAAGACACCACGTTCACTCTCATCACCAATCAATAACATCCAATGCCCACCACCCCTAGGAGCAGTAGCAGGACCTTTATGTAGGATACCAGTAGCAACTGGATAGCCAGCCTTTAGTTCATTGATCAAAGCTTGCTTAGTACCCTTTTGGTAGAAGGTAGCTAAGATACCGTACTGCTGACAAGCCTTGATGTGTGATGTATATTCAGTTGTATCTCCATACTTCAATACAGTACGGAGGTAATCATCATCGGCGTTACTACCCTTTAATGCATCAGGACGGAGATACTTGATGGCCATAGCACATGTTGAGCTAAAGCACATCCGATCCCCGTGACCTGTTGCACTATCTGTCTGGGGGTAGTACTGCTTAACTTGCAGCAGTACCATTACTACTTACCTCGGAAGGTACGACGAATCTTACGTACAGTGTCATCCTCAGTACGTGTCTTACTAAAGTAAGCAGCAGCCATAGAGATGGCTTGAGTAACGCTATTAGCCTTACGCTTCTTAGTTACACCAAGATACTCAGATGCAATAAAAAGAACAAAGAAAGCAAGTGTCTCATAGGACACCTTAATACCAAGAATAGTGATCATGGTTAGTTAAAGGTAAGGGTGTCATTACCAAAGCCACCAACAATAGAGGTAGCGGTAAAGTAAGAACCACTTGTTACACCGTCGAAGCTAATGGTGTCATCAGCTTGGGTAATGGGTTCGTCTTTTGTTGGCCAACCGCTGTAGTCAGCACTGGTTACATAAGCTGCCAACTCATCAGTAGTAGTGGTAGCTCGGATCTTTCCTTCCTTTGTACCGGAGATGTCCCGTACAGCAAGGCGGTAGAAAAGAACGTCAGCAGGAGTTGGAGTGCCTGTCTCAGCTTGACGGGTGATGTACCAGTCACTACCGGCCAACAGTGTGCCAGCGGTAGCTTTAGTCTGACCGACCCACTGCTCTACGAGTTGAGCGTGGTCCTTAGGTAGGTCTGGTCCCCAATAGAACCTTTGGTCATACCAAGGCTCATCTTCGGTCTCGGTAATACCAAGTGCTGCCCGCTCCTCAGGACTGGATAATCTCAGCCAGTTTGCTGGAAACTGAGTTCCATCTTCAGTTGTAAATGCCCGATCTGGTGAAAGGGGCTGGTTGTTAAGGATAAACATAATTAGTCTTGTTCACTAGTGGGGCGGCTTAGCGTGCGCGGGCGTATTGGAAGGGTGATTCGGCCATTGCCATGTAAATCATGGTGTTTCCACTGCCGTTGGTGTCACCATCTGTGCCTCTGCACTTGAAACCGTTAGACAAGAAATCAATCTTGTTTGCAGTTGTTGTCTGTTCGGCGTTTGAGCTGTTTGGATTGAGAAGAAGATTTGCCTCGTTATACGGGTTGCGAGAAGAATCAATAATTCGCCAGTTGGACCCAGCGAGCGAAGCATTTTTAATCAGCAGAAACTTCGGGCGGAATCCCGTATACACAAAGGGACCATCGCTCGACGCATTACCAATGAAACTGGAAATAGAAACGTACCCGGCTACTGGGGCGAAACAGTAGGCGACGTAGGTGGCACTATTGGCGTTTGTGTTGTTAATGGTAGTGACGCCTTGCGTGCAGGTGAACGTGGTATTACTTGCGGCTCCAATCCCGCCCCAGTTGAATTGACTAGACACCGAGCCTGCGGCCATTGCGTAGGAAAGAAAAAGCCCTGTTCCTGCCGAGAGAGACGAGTGATACACCGGCCACTCGTATGCGGCCGACCGCGATTTGACAATAACCATTCCAGGTGAAACACCTAGTCCATGTCCAACTGTTGCGCCATTCGTACCATTCCCCGTATAAGTAACAATCGAGAACCCCGCACTTGCATTAGCCCTCACCTGACTAGTGATGGAGCCTTGTGTGTTCGTGACGGTGGAGCTGCCGGCGTCCCAGGTCCAGGCGACGTAGGTTTTGTTGGTTTCATTGACGTAGTAATCGTCAGTGGCGCCGTTTGTGACTCGGAACCCAGC